GGGGGTTTAAAATTTTAGTCAGTTATACTAGTAATGGCTGGTCGTGTTCAATTAGAAACATCTGGTCCACAGGACGCTTTTTTTACAGACGACCCCGAGTATACATATTTCGTAAAGAATTTTCAAAAACATACAAACTTTGCACCATTCTTTGTTGATTTAGACGTTGAGGGTGAAGTAGAATTTGGGAACACTATTCGGTGTACCATACCACAAAACCAAGGTGATCTTCTTAAGACAGTGAGTATGAAAGTTGAATTATCGGCTATAGATCAAAGTCTTAAAAGTTTTATAACAAATGGAACTGGTATAGGGTATAATGAATCAATAGGTCATCACATGATTGAACATGTAGAATTATTAATAGGGGGTCAAGTTATTCAAAGACTTACAAGTGATTTTATACACATTTATTCCGAACAGTACACGACACAAACAAAACAACACAATTTAGAAAAACTTATAGGTAAACCACCTTTAGAATTTTCTGGAACTATGGTCATGTCAACGGTTTTAGGTCATTATCTAGGTAATGCTACATCTGATACAAAGTATTTCATCGATATACCATTTTATTTTTATAATAATCCTGAACTTTCTGTACCACTCTGTGCGATAACAGGTCAGGAAATTGAAATTGTTTTAAAACTTCGCGACGTCGATCAGTGTATTCACGCAACGAGAACTGGAGTTGCTCATGTAAATTTCATACATTATACGGGTTTAAAACCTAAAAACTTGATAAAAAGTTTAAAAATAAATGTCGAAATGGTTTCTCTAGACGAAGAAGAAAAACAGATGTTATTAAGTAGAAAAATAGATTACACTATTACTCAAATTCAAGAAAGTATAGATCAAATTCCACAGAGTCCTAATATTCAACCCGTTCTTGTAAAACATAAACTTAATTTTAAAAATCCAGTAAAAGAACTGTACTTTATAATACAAGAAATCAGAAATAGTGTAGTTAGTTCACACTTTGTAAGTCCACTTGATTACGATCACGCTGATAATATATTAGATAGTGAATATATAAGTCATGAACATTTACGAAGCCTCGAAATTAAATTAGATGATTCGGTTATTTTAGATAAAGTTACAGGTAACGTTATAAATTTACGCGCAATACAAAGTGGTATACATCATTCAAGAACACAATTATTCAAACGATTCTATTCATATAGTTTTGCACTCGAACCAGAACGATGGTATCCAACAGGCCAAAGAAATTTTAGTTTAATTAAAGAACAAATATTAACATTGAATCTAAATGGACAGGAAGATCGTAAAAGAGAACTTAGAGTTTTAGGCCTAAGTTATAACATACTCCGTGTAGAAAACGGAATTGCTAAAACACTGTTTAATTTATAATGAATCAACAAGAAAAAGACGCAACCGAAAACTTAATTGAACAGGTCCAGGACTCTGCTATTAACATTATTCAACCCGTACTCGAAAGAACGATGGTTCTCGCAGCCGAATACGCCAAGGCTTCTGGTAGAGATATGGTACTTGGTGAAGATTTGGAATACGCTATGAAATATTGTGCCATGAACGAAGTTGGTAAGAAAATGGGAACACATTTCCCAGAAATATATGAAGAAGATGAAGAAGATGAAGAAGACGACATTGAATTTGAAGATGAAGAAATTCCTTTTACGCGGTACACAGGACGCGAATATAAGTTTGTCAAAATGAATATGGCGTATGATACTTGGGATGCGTGGGAACCAAAAAATCCGTCAGAATTAATGTTAAAAAATGCTATAGATAGTAATGAACACATCGGAACCTGAAGGGTACGAAGGAACGTCTAAACATTTTAAATTATATGATGACGATGATAGTTCTGATACTGAAAGTGATTCTGATACAGAAACAGATTCGGGATCCGACTCAGGAATGGAACGCATAAATGTTGGTATGTTAAAAGGATACATGAAACCGAAACACTATAAAAAAATTTTAATAGAAGAAGATTTACTCCCCGATTAAAATCTCAGGATACTATATATAAAAATGTCTACTGCTGCTGAAACTGTTACGCTCGTCGCTCGTGAACTCGAGTCCCAATCCCTCAACGCCGTCGTTGCCGGCTTCTCCTTTGCCGCCGCCCTCTCGTGGATGGACTTGGTCAGGTGGACTGTTAACCAAGTTGTTAAGGTTAACAAGAACGGTGGTATGAACTACACTCTTACTGCCTTGTTCACAACGCTCTTGTCCATCTTGGTCTACGTTGGTATGTCTCGTGTCTCTACACGTGTGCAAAAGCCAAATCAACCACTCTTCGCGGTTACTCGATAAGTTTAGGCTTACGCATAACCAATAATAAAAATAAACCGGTTGCGACTACCATAAATATAGATATAAACGCATCCCATCTACGCGGATCCTCCATTTCGGGGATACTCATAGGTGGTGGAAGAGAAAAGTCTCTTTCCACTTTAGCAACATTCTCAAGTTTGTCAGTAGAACACGTGACTGCGAGTTTAAGTATATGATTCGCTTCTCTAAACTCGTATGGTATTAACCGATTATTACTACTGTAATAAAACTGAACACGTAAACTTGATATCGTTTTTTGTGATCCCGAATCAAAATTGTGTTCAACTGTATCGTCAACACCCGAAAAGTTAATCACATCTCCACATAGAAGTATACGTCCTGTATAAAAGGGTGTTTCAGAAAATATAGTTTTGTTAAATTCATCTGAACCACTACTTAATTTAACAATAATTGCATCAGGACCTTGTAAATTAACACTACCAGTATAAAATTTATAAGGAGAAATGGATGTAGAGAATGCGTTAGAGGCACTTACACCTAATATATCATGTGGTGTTGTTTTGCCATTGACACCCGATTTATACCCATTTGTACCGTTATAGAAATCAAAACTAAATTGAGTTGCACCTTCAAACGTTATCGAATTTGTATCTTTATCATACGAAGATCCTGTTAACCTACCACCTGAATTTACAACAACATTTGAAGCTAAATCTTCACCGTCATAGTTTCCGTTTGGTATTGTTATATCGTAGTTATTCGACATATTGTTTATTGTGAACGTATTGTTATGATCATTTATAAGTAACTGACTATTATGTATACGTGCTGATATAAGTGAAATTTTACTTACATCATAAATAGGGTTTTTTAGGTGTACAACATAATCAGCTACGTTTGGGTACAAAACTGGGTCTCGTTCACCACTGTCTATATCTAAGGTATGTACCTTCATTAAAATATATGAACAATATTTTAATGAGTGTATGTCTCAATTTCTATTTATTTATTTAAGAAAGACTATGAACTAATGGGTTACTTGAAAGCTGTCTTCTCGCTGTATCCAAACTCATACTCGTAGCATTTGGATTTTCGTGTCCCTTATAAGCATTAAAATTATGGTAATCATTGTTTCTATATTGTTGTGTCCAAGCACCATTCGCGGCATTTACTCGACCATCAATTCTCGTTGTATCGGAACGAACACTCGTAACCATACCCCCTTGGTTAAGTGCATCGGCACGAACGTTCATTCGTCCTGGACCCGCAGCTCTATTTGGTTTACCACGTCTATCGTCTGGTCTGAAACCGTATTTTGTGAGTTCTTCTGCTGTGTATGCAGATCCATATGTTCTCTTTTCACCGATCTTAGTCGCTGGTGTATTTAAGTATCCACCAACAAAGCTACTAATGCCAGGGGCTGGTTGATTGTTGTATTGATACTGTCCGATAGAACCATCAGCTTTGTTTCGTGTTGGTTCTTGAGCACGTGTAAGTGCAGAAACCGTTCTCTTTGCCGATGCGAAATTTAATGTATCGGTTCTCGAACCCGTTTCGGATCTATTTGTTGTTTTCTTTGTGCGTTCGTGTTCTGCTCTTGGTGTTCGACCAGTCATACCCTGTGCCCTACCTGCAACCGGGGGGAGACGACCATACAAAAACGCGGTCTTTTCTGGTCTATTGTGCCCAACTTCACCGACAATACCACGTCTACCACCCTTAGCATCAAATGCTGGACCGGACCTACCAGGTAAAGTCGTTAAGCGATAGGCACCAACGTTCTCTGGATTAACACGAAACAATTGTTGATTACCTCCAAATGCAGGAACTTCTGGTCCAACACCTAAACCTGGTCCAACGAGTTGTTTTTCAATTGGTGAAAGATTATTCATTCGCCCTGCGTCATACATGCGATTTCTCATAGACAAAACTTCACCCCCCGATGATCGTTGTTGTGGAGCAACTTCAGCGAATGACCCCATTTCTTGTTTTGAATTATATGATGGTTCTACTAGTGGTGATAAAGGTCCCAAATACTCAGATTGTATAGAGACATCTCTATCCGAAAATTCCGAAACGATTTCAGGTTCTTCAATTTCATTACCTTCTATTGTATATTTTTCGTCTGGTTGACTTAATTTTCTACCGGCATAAACTAAGCCGGCTATAGCCATTATAGATATAGGATCAGCCATTCTTATTTCTTAGCGAGATTTTTATTGAGGTATCTTTGCTGAAACAATCCATTTTGCATCTCAGCTCTGGTACTCGATGGTTCATAGGATTGTGTTCTAAGTGGTAATTTACACTCAACATTTTGGAGTGGGTGAAAGTTTCTTTCGTAAGTCTTTGCCAAAACTTTATTGAAACGAGATGTACTTTGTGGTCTGAGTTGATCGGATGTATCTATGTATTGTGCTGGGGAACCTTTACCCGCCATATATGGAGCAGTCCCATATAACATGGTATTTGGTCTACCCGACCCATAGTTAAGGGTACTGGGCTGAGGATATACAAAAACTTCTTCGGTCGCGCAAACGGATGGAACCGCGTGATCTTGAACCACTTTCATTCCTGGTTGGAGTTGATACGCCATTTATTATTACAAAAGATTTTGTTTATGGAAATCGAGTATCTACTACTTTATTATTAAATTGTTTAAAATTA